GTTCAGCCAATAAACTTTGGCTTCTCATTAAATTGTCTAATTGTTCACTCATTATGCTGTTATTACTATAAAGTCGTTACTTGGGTTAAAATAAATTTGTCCGTCAGAAGCATCTAAACAGTACCCCAAAATTCTAACTACGTGGTTATTGCCCGAAGGAGCCGTAGATGATGCTTGCCCATCAGTGGTACTTAAATATAAAACATCTGCAACAGCACCTGGATCATGATCTAATGTTACCATACCTTTAATTAACATACCGTTAGTATCAGAGGCCGCTCCTAATGCTACTGCTAATAATCCTTTTGAATCTGCGAGTGCATCTGCATTAGCTAATGTCCATCCTCCACTTCCGTTATAATAGTAAATTTTACCATTATCCATACTAGTAGTGCCTCCAAAGAATACTACTTCACCATTATGGTTAGCAACATCTGTAGTAGTTTTTGCTAATTTAGTTTTAGTAGCTGCTAAAGTTCCTACAATATCTAATTCAACTGTTGGTTCCATAGTATTAATACCAACAATACCGCCTGCTGAGCCTGAGAATATAGCAGCGTATGAATTTGGAGCACCATCTTCATGACCTTGAGCAAATAATGCTATTGTGTCAGGGTTAGCTGTATTTGTATTACCTGCGGTAAAGTGCCCTGCATAGGCTTGATTTTGCCCACCTGGGATTCCTATTACAGCATTTCCTACAGCTTTTATAGCATAACTATCAGCTGAAGTAGTTCCTGAATAAGTGTTAGTTACTGATAGTGCAGCACCATCACCATCAGCCGCAGATATTGATACTTTATTATCAGAAAAAGCAGTAGTAGTAGTACCTATAGATATTTTTTGTGTTCCACCTGCTACAATACCTAATGTATCAACATTTATGCCATAAAGTCCAGTATTTGAATCACTTGTAAAGGCTAAGGAAGGTGTAGTTTCCCCCCCAGCCCCCATTCTAAATGAGTTTGAACTGATTTCTGAGGCACCATCTACTTGGCCACTATTCATGGTAACTGTATTACCATCCATATCAATATCACCACCCATGGTTAATGAACCTAAGATGCCTACTGATGTTATATTAGTTTGGGCTGCTGTTGCTAAAGTACCTACTATTGAGTTACCTGTAATTGTGCCGCTTGAACTTATAATCGAAGCTGTTACTGGAGCCTCAGTTAAATTTATGGAAGTTCCATAAACTCTAGTGGGGGTTGAAGAATCTGCTAATCTTACAGTGTCTGATCCAGCATGGTATAAACCTACTATTTTGTTATGGGATTTCAATTGGGCTCCTAAAAAGTTACCACTTGCACTTATATTGCCTGTAGCAGTTATAGTACCAGCACCTCCCCCAAATACTTTAAGGTCTCCCGAAATTGCAACCTGTGGGGTACTATCATTTACTTGAAAAATATCAGTATCGTTATATCCTAATTGTAAATTATTTCCATCATCGTATATATAACCATTATTATCGGATAAACTACTTCCAAAATATATGGCTCCTTCAGAAACATTTCCTGTAGTTTGGGGGAGTCTTAAGAATTTAGTATGAGTAGTATTACTTGAGCTTATATTACCTGAAGCTGTTATATGGTTGAATATAACATTTGCTGTGGTTGCAACATCTTGACCTATTGCTACATCACCAGAGTTGACTGTAACACCTGTTCCAGCCCCTACAGTTAAAGTTACATCACCTGAAGATCCACCTCCAGTTAAACCATTACCTGCAGTTACTGCGGTTATATCACCTCCTCCTCCTCCTGTAGCCGCGGCTAATGAAGCGGATACATTTGTAAATCCAGGGATAGATAAAATACCGCTTGCACTTATATTACCTGAGGCTGTTATATTAGTAGTGATAATACTTCCTATTGAAATGGGGGCCGATGATCTAATTTGTGTTACATTTGAACTATTACCAAAAGTTATGGTACCATTATTATTAACAATACTATTAACTCCTCCTAATGATATAGTACCGTTCAGATCTAAATCTAATGTATTAGATGTTACCTTACCACTTGAACTTATGTTACCTGAAGCTGATACATGGGTAGTAGTAACAGAAGTCGCAAAGAAATTGTCAGTAGATAATGAAGAAATAGTACCAGCACTACTAAATGTCCACCCTAATGCAGTACTATATGATATTCCATTAGCCATATTGACTTCTTTAGTACCACCACTTCCTGTGAACATAAGGAGTTTACTATCAGTAGGGGTAACACCATCCGCTATCTTTACATAAGGCATAGCAGTTTGTGCAGCTTGTTTTACTACACCGTCATCAAGTAGTAATATAGTATTAGCTACTTCTACTGAAGCTTGTGTAGTAAGAGTAGGAAGGTTAATATATGATCCACTTAATTGTACATTACCTGTTGTTGTAAAGGTATTAGTTGTAGTATTACCATCTATTTTTAAATTATTAGCACCTGGATCTTCAGAGCTACCAACTTTTAAACCACCTACAAATACCCCATAATCTTCAACATATAACCTTCCATCTCCTGGGTCTAAATTTGTAGAACCTATTCTTAAGGCATTTAATAAAGCAAAATCATTTACCGTTAAATCATCTCCTATAGTAACATCAGTATCGAATTCTACAGAACCTGTAAATTCTATAGCTGGACTATTTGGATTACCTATTAATTTTATCCTCTGCACAGCCTCCTCTGTTTTAGATGATGCTACCCTTAAAGATAAACTACCCTCTACCCCTGTTGTGTCAATATCATCTACAATAGCAACTATTTCTGCTGCTGATCCTGAAATGTCTATTTTTCCAAAACTAGAACTATCAATAGCAAAATTAATTCTACCTACTTCATCATTATTTTCAGCCCCTTTAAATGTTCTAGAACCTCTAATTAATAATTCACCACCTCTATCATCATCTCTAATTTCTTTAAAGTCAAATGATCTAAGGGGATTTTCTACCCCAATACCAACTCTAGGATTATCTCCTGAAGCACTTATTATTAATACTTTTACATCATCACTCCCACCAGCAGATTGAGAAGGAACTAAATATTCTACTTTATTAGAAGTAAAATTTCCTTCAAACCCCCCTAAATTTTTATGAAGAGTAGATGTAAAAGAGGATGAAACTAACCCCCCTGATACAGATGCCGAAACTCTTGAAAAAAATGAAGAGGATCTAATAAAGGATGCTGATATAAATCTCATTTTTTATTATTTTTTAGTTGATTTTTTAAATCATTAATTTGTTTTTGTTGGTCTTGTACTGCTTTTATTAAGATGGGGACTATATTAGTATAATTAACATTTAAAGTATCATTTAAATCAGAAACTAATTCAGGATGAGTTTCTTGTAATTCTTGAGCTATAAGACCTGTAGCTTTAGGAGATTCTGAAGGATTATCTTTCCATTTATAGTCTTTAACTTTCATAGACATTATATCTTTTATACCTTTTTCAGTATCAATAATGTCTTTTTTAAGTTTTTTATCTGAGCCTTGTACAAATTGTCCTACATAGGTTACACTGTTTGCATTACCTCCAAATTGGGTCCCATAAATATCGTAATATACTCCCCCTATAGTAGTTCCTCCGTGAACACTACATTGAACTTGAAAATCTATAAATGGAAACGCTGGGCTCAATTGGTTCCCAGATGTTGGACCCAGTTTAGTTCCTATTAATAGTCCTGCTGGAGTAGCGCCTCCTCCTGTTGCATCTAAATTTAAAATTTTAGTAGCATGACCTTTTGTGTTATCATCTACTACGTGTAATCTAGCAGATCCTATAAGTTCTCCAGGACTACCTTGACCCATCATGTATGCTTGGGTATTTGATGTGCTAGTGTTACCTATTTTATGTGTAGGAAATAATATAAAATTACCATTACTTCCATTAAAATTAGCATAGTTTTCTTGAAAGTCTGATCCTTTTGAAAATACAAGACCTTCGTTCCACGTAACTATATTACTACTTAAAAACTGTGAGCTTACACTATTTACAGTAATATAATCTGCTTGAAGTTGTCTTCCAAACCAAAGCCCACGTTGTGGGCTTTCTCTCCCTACAACAAAATAACGAAGGGTGTCGTTCCAATAAATATCATCAAATACTCCTGTAAAGCCCCCACTACCATCACTACGTTGAATAGTTCCACTTGCTCCTTGTGAGGATGCTCCTCCTCCTCCTCCTCCTGCACTATAACTACCTGTTCGGTGGAATTGACCTGTGCTAGTATCATATACAACTGTTTTAAAATTAGTATCAGAACTTTCGGGTACATCTGCAAATAGGTTACCACTTGCACTAATATCACCTGATGCTGTTATGTGAGTTGTTGTTATATCACCATCTACTGTTAATAATGAATTACTAACGGTCCCTGTACCTATTGCTACTTTATCTTCTCCTGCGTCAACAAAAAATGCATGAGTATCATTATCACTCTCTACTCTAAAATCAAAATTCGCATTACCCCCCTCATTTAATATAACACCTTGTGCTGTGTTCATATCAAGTTGTGAGAAGGTGTCGTTTGTACCTACCCCAGCGAACATTCTAATTTGACCCGTGCCTAATGCTAAACGAGTAGAAGGAGAAGAACCGATACTATGTATATCGGTTGTTATTATTTTACTTGCACTTACAGCGCTTGCACTTATATTACCTACTACTTCTAATTTTTCACTTGGAGAAGTTGTTCCTATACCAAGATTTCCACTACCTAATAAATAACTAGGCTGATCTTTTCGTATTACAAAATAACCATCATCCGTCTCAGCTGCATCTCTTAATATAAGAGCAGCATGATCAAAATTATTAGTATCTACACTACCAAGTTGTACTAGTGGTTGGGTTCCATCCTGTTTATGTAATAATAATCTAGGAACCTCAGCATGCATTTCCATACTACCTGATAAGACAGCATGTATGTCTCCATCAGATAAGTCAGAAGAGCCAACTTCGTATCCTATTTCAAAAGCATCTATACTAGCAGTAGTAGTAGTTTTACTTAAAGCAAATACTATACTACCTTTAACACCTTGACTAGTAACTTCATTAACTCTAGAAAATATTTCTGCACTAGCACCACTAATAGCCGTTGTTATATTGTTTATACCAAAAGAAGATGATTCAACTAAGAAACGAATTCTACCGGTTTCTTCTCCTACTGTTATAATTCCATCTTCATTAGTTCTTAAAGTAATGTCTGCAGGAGAGTCAGAGCTATCGGACCTAACATCTAAAGAACCTATAGGACCTTTAGTTCCTAAACCTACACGCGTGTTATTTCCTGATTGTGTAATATATAAAGGGGTACTATCATAATCAGCTCCAGAAGAACTTGCAGGAATAGTGAAAGAGATAGCTTTACTAGTAGGTTCTGCTTGTAAAATACCTATTACAGCATCAGGTCGTACCGTGTACGAGAACCCAGATGCTGTTACAGGGCCATTTGATTGGTTTATAAAAACTATACTTTTATTTGTTGTGACTATCCCCATAATTATTTAATTTTCTTTTTCAATAATTTTATCTCTTTTTGAAGAGTCTCAATCATATTTTGTTGCTGTTGTACTGCTCCTACTAAATAAGGTACTATTTTAGTTTCAGATACCATCCAAGGATCTTTTTTAGCATCTTTTGCTTTTTTAGCCCCTACCTTAACTGCTTCAGGTATAACTTTATATAATTCTTGGGCAATAAAACCTAATTTAACATCTTCTTCAACATTAGTTCCTTTCCAATTAAAATTTCTTAATTTAAGTTTTTTTATTTCATTTAAACCTTTATCTGAGTATTTTATATTTTCTTTTAGTCTTTTGTCTGAAAGATTACCTAAAATTATACCCCCTGGAGTACCTAAAGAATTATAGTCAACAGTAAATATACCACCTACTTTATTTAAGGTTGATGGCTCAAAACCCCCATCAAAATAATAACCAGTACTCATATAAAAATCTATAAACGAACTATTAGGATCGGGTTGACCAAAACCACTTGCTAGAGTTACTGCTAAGCCCTTAGGGGCATCTTCTACGACGCTGTTTGGGGATTGTCTCTGTGAATTATAAATTACACTAGAATAATTATGGGGTAAATTTCCCACACTAAGCCCTTTACCTATAGTATGAGTATTATCTACGGTAGTTGTTCCTGTAATATATTCATATTTAAATTTTAAAGAAAGATTAGGGGTTACTAAACCTTGAGCTCTTAGTGTAAAGAAAATTTTATTACCACTTATCTGTTGTGGGAAAATTGTTGTCCAATCCCCTGGAGTATCCCCAATACCATCCCCATATGCAAAAAGGTCAGCGTTTGAGTTAATTGTATCTTCAGCAACAAAAGTACCTGTAGATGTGTCTAACTCAAGAATAGGGACAAATGTACTTCCTCCTGCGGTATTTGAATCACGACCAAATTCTTTAACAACAATTACATCATTAGGGAAAGTAAGGTTAAAAATATCATGATTGTTCCCGTCAAGATCTCCTGAAGCACTAATTTCTGTGACTCTTACAGCAGTATTTGAAGTACGATCAGCGGGAAGCTGAATTGCGAAAGGAACATCTAAAAATGGGTTCGGTGGGGGCCACTGACCTATAGTGGAAACACCAAACGAAGCAACATCAACAGTTGAGGTAGCAACAGTAGAAGTTTCTGAACTTTCTAGAGCAGCGGGTTGATATGTTCCTCCAATACTTGAAGGGAAAAAATCAGAAGGATTAGTACTACCCGTTACTGATGAAGTTACTGGCCCCTGTGCAAATATAGCACTAGCGCTAATTAAACTATTACCATTTAAATTTAAGGTTGTAGTAGCTGTGTGATCACCTAAATTATCGGATCCACCACCTCCACCACCACCATAACTTCCAGTTCTAAAAAATTGGCCCGTAGTGGGGTCATATACAACTGTTTTAAAAGTAGTGTCTGAATTATCCGAAATATTTGCAAATAGGTCACCACTAGCGCTTATACCGCCTGACGCAGTTATATTACCAACTATTTCTATACTACCTGTTGTTTGGCTATTAGTAGTTATAATATGTTCAATAGAATCAGAACCATCGTTCTTTTCAAAAAATATTCTACCATCATGTGTATTGATGGATAATTCTCCTAGCTCTAGGTTAGCGGTTGTTGGGACTTTTCCTTCAACTGCACTGCGTTTTAATTTAACTACTTGCGCCATATATATGGTCTATTTTTAAGATTTCTTAGCAGTATGTACTGCTATTATAAATAGTAAAAAGCCTTGGAAAACCAAGGCTCTTTACAAAAGTTGTATATATTTCTTTTAGAATGTACCTCCGTCGATTACGTTAGATACTGTAAATGTTCCATCACCATCCGACATAAGAATTGCTCCATCACTACCTTGAGCAACAGAAACTACATTATCAGAACCATCTAGGTGAATAAAGCCATTATTTTGTGGGTTGGTTGCATCAAATAAAACAATTCGTTTTTCAGAACCGGCGCCGCCAGCTTCCCAATAATCGTTTGTACCATTCCAGAGTAACGAACCCGTAGTTGTTGTACCACCAGTAGCGTCTGTAGCTTCCATACCGCCTTTTGTAGCACCACCCCCAAAGTTAACTCTTATAACTGAGCTAGAAACATTAAGGTTTTCAGTGTCTATAAATGTAGTAGTACCTGAAACTGTTAAATCGCCTGATATTGTAGCATTACCTGTTACATCTATTCCACTGTCTGTAATACCTAAACGTTCAGTATTATCGGTTTTTATTTGAATATCACCAGCTGTACCAAAATCAATAAAGTCATTTCCAGATGATCTACCAATTTCTAAACTGTTATGTTTAACAGAGGTAATAGTGGTTTGTGCGGCTTCAACAGCAACTACTACACTACCTGCACTACCATTAAATGTAAAGTCTTGTATACCATCGCCATCTTCTAAGGCGTTTGTAGTAGTACCTATAGTACCAAGGCCATCTAATGTTGAAAGGTTAGTTGCAATATCTGAAGCGATACTTGATGATAAACTATTAATTGCATCTGAGTCAACTAAGTTAGTTGCAGAAGCGGCAATTGAACCCGTATTAACCCTAATACCCGTACTATCTACAGTAATAGTATCATTACCAGGAGTTGCTTGTACTGTTAAGGTTCTATCTGTTGTAATATCACCACCACCCGTTAAACCATTACCGGCTGATATCGATACACCTGAGTGATCAATGTGCTCATTTGCAACAAACCCAGATAAATTATCATGTACAATTGCACTATCATCTGTTGCTATTGATACTGCGGATGATCCATCAAAAGTAAAATCAGCAATACCAGTACCATCAGTTAAGGAATTAGCAACATTGTCTGCTGAACCCGCACTAACCTGTAATTCTTGGAAGGTTGAACCATTATAACGATAAAATTTATTGTCACTAGCAGAGTGAATAAGTAAACCATCAAATGCAGCATTTGAGCCTATATTAGTGGCTAAACCAGCTCCATCATTTACAGAGTCAACTCTAGTATAGGGTAACCTTAACTTATTATCAGTTTCGGCTATAAATAAGGATCCTGTTAAACCATTACTAAATGAACCAGTACCTAAGAGTAATTCACCTTGTACTGAAGAGGGTGTGGTTAGGTTAATTCCTTCTATACCACCTCTTTTTAATTTAATTACTTGCGACATATTTTATGTGTGTTGTTGTTGTTCGATTAATCAAATATACATATTAAAAAGTTCCTAAATCAAGTGTCCCCCTTAAAATTATATCATCTGTAGATAAAGTACCAGAAACATTTAAAGAAATGTCTGATGAGCCTGAGATATTTACTGAACCAGTAACTGTAAACGTGCTGCCATCTTTTAATTGTAAATCAATATTAGCATTATCGTCTACAACGATTTCAGAAAAGGTTGCCCCCGCAGATCCACTGAATATTATGGATCCGCTTAGGGGTTCTATTATTATATCTCTATTATATGCCACTAGTTATAAATATTTATTGGACCGTTTCTAGTGAAGGAACATCTGTTCGTTCACCTTTTATTTCCCAGTAGAAATGAACATTTTCTCTATTATCTCCACACCCAAAATATAACCAGTTACTGTGTAATTTTTCAAAATATAAGGGTTGCCAATTACCTATAGGGGTAATTTGAACAGTAATTCCTTTTTTATCTACCATTGCTCTCCACTCTGGGGGAAGAAGAACTTTTAATTCTTTAGATTCGCCTCGGCAATAAATACCGTGTTCAGGTCCCTCGAGTGCACCATAAACTAGGCGCTTATTCTTGCGAGTAGGGTGCGGTATATCGAATGACTTTACCCTTGCACGGATTGTGCCGTCTGAAGTAATGTCGTCGGTTATTAGTTGAGAACCTGTAATCGTTAAAGAACCATTTAATGTTGTATTTCCTTTAACTAATAATGAGCCTGTTAATTCTAAAGCTGAGTTATCAGTGTAACCTCCTTCTCCTTGTCTAAAGAATTTAAAATCTGCGGATGAGGTTTCTTCATAATATTCTAAACCTATAGCGCTAAGTAAATCATCATCTATACTATTATTGAAAAAACTAATTTCATTACTAACATTTCCTTCAGAACTAGGAAAAAATGTTGTTCCTAAATTATTACCTATTAAATTAGCACCATAAATATTACCACTTGAGCTTATATCACCACTAGCGGTTATTAACCCCATCTGGTTATTTCCGTTACTAATTAAGTTATTATCAACTGTTAAATTAGAACCTTCTACTTGTAATGAAGATTGAATTGTACTACCATTTCTACTGATTCTAAAAGTTTCAACAGGGGCAGTTTTAGTGGATTGAGCAGTGCTAAAAACTAAATCGCCGGTAGCACCTTCATTATCTATACTTGTTACGACACTTTTTATATCTGCTATAGATCCTGAAATATCTCCTTTAATAAAGCTACCACTAGCTATTACAAAATTAAGTTTACCTGCTGTATCCCCTACATCTCCACCTGAAGTAAGGCGACTACTTTTAAGAGATAATTCAGTACCTGCAGCACTGTTTTTTGAGGATTTAATTTCAAAAGAATTATTAAACTTTTCGGTAGGTCCGAAACCAAATCCAATTCTAGGTTCAAGAGAAGACCCACTTATGTTAAGTAAATATTCAGGATTAATTGATCCCGAGTTTTTCTTATATATAATGAGGGGTGAATTACTACCCGTATCAAATGCCTCAAGTCTATACCCGGATCCGCTAATTATAGAATCAATATTAGGATTAAAAGTTAATCCGCTTGAACTATAAAAGCTAATATTGGGTTGTATTCTTATACTAGGCATTATTATTATTTATAAAGTTGATAATTTAAATAAACAGTCGCTAAAGATCCACTAATAAGAACATTTACATTATCTGGTTGACCAAAATTAAATTTTAATTTACTAGAATCTACTTTTAAAAAGGGTGGTTGAGTTGCATTAACGGCCCCAGAAAGACCACTCCCTATGGGATTAGGGGCAAAACTAGTCCCTATATCTAACATAGCTTCAGCTAATACGTCGACGCCACTGTCTCCAATAAAACCACTTTCACTATATACTACATCTATAGCGCTGCCAATAGCATATATATTAGTTGTCTGACCACTTAAATTAATAGATTGGTGTATACTACCAGTGCCTTCTACTACAATTGATGTTGAGTCTGGGTGTCGTACTCCTTTTAATTCTAAAGAAAATTCAAATGTTCCTTTTGTAAATTCCCCTATATCTGCAATAACTTGTTCATTAATATTGATTGTATCTGCTGAAGGAATGTTTTCTCTAAAATCAAATACTCTTTTAATTACACCACTTTTATAACTTTCTTCACCTAATGAAATATCAATTGCGGCATCAGTATCACTAGAACCTGTAGTTGTAGTATTAGGGTTTAAAATTAAATGGTCAGCATTAAGGTTTCCACTTGCACTTATATTACCTGAAGCTGTTATATTTAAACCAGCAGAAATATTAAATCCTGCCATGTCTAAATCTTGAGTAGCTGTGTGGTCACCTAAATTATCAGCACCTCCCCCTGCAGTTAAATTTGCTAAAGAGGCAGATACATCATTAAATCCAGGAAGAGATAATGGACCAATTATATTAGTACTACCTGTTATATCTAGACTACCTGTAAATAAATGCGTGTCATCTGTTGAGTCACCGAATATGGTGGAACCACTACTAAATGACATTGTTACGTTAGTAACTGTGGAATTAATAATATATTGTTGGGCGGTTATGTCGCCATCAATTATTAAATTACCATCAATATTAGTGTTACCTTTTATATCAACACTACCCGTAAATTGGTGGGTATCGGATGAAATTGTACCATGTTTAGTTGGCGATAAAAGTGATATTAATTCCTCAGTAAAGTCAACTTTAAATAAATCACCATTATCGAATTTAAGGCTTATATTTCGGGCAGAATCATTACCAAATAATATATAATCATCATTACTGTCTATACCACTAGGAATACCAATTTTACCGTTAATAGGAACAACAATATTTCTTCCTAGTTTTACATCGCGACTAACATCTAAATCACGTCCATAAAGGTCTCCACTTGCACTTATATTACCTGAAGAGGTAATATTTCCTGTAGTTTTAAGTCCTGTAGGATTAAATTCACTATTTATACCATTTGTATAGAAAGTAATTTTTGTTGCACTATCATTTACAGTAAAAAGAGTTTCATTTTGACCACCACCAATATCTCCTATTTTAATTAAATTAAGATCATCATCATTTACTGTAAGTGCTTGGCCAGCTTGTGATGAGACTATTAAGGGATTATTAGCATTTAAGGTAAGTTTAGCTGTACTTAATGTACTACCATCAAATGTTAAACTGCTTTCACCTTGGAGGGTATTATTACCCGTTGCTGTGAATACTCTATTATTAACATTACCTAATATATCTATGCCGTTTTCAGCATAAGATGCGCTAATAGAATGTGATGCATTTATAGCATGTGATGAAGATAAAATACTATTAAATCCATGGGGGCCATATACATTAGAAGATATTACATACGATGATGTAGTGGCTAATGAAGCAGTACCTACAAGATTATCTACTAATAAGGTATTAGTAGAAGGATTATAAGCAAAATCATTAGCATTATCATCTGTAAGGAAAAGATTACTACCATTAGTAAATAATACATCAAAAAATCCTGGAGAACCTAGAGGGGTAACTGTAACTGCAGATGCTATTGAAGCAGTACCTATAAAATTGGGAGCATAAATATCCCCACTGGATGATATCCCAGCACTTGACGTAATACTGCTTAAAATCGCATCAGACCCTGATACGATTACTTTTTTCCAATTTGGCATTCAATACTAATTCTATCGCGGTTAGATACGAACAATTCGCCTACTTCCCCTACATTTAAGAGCCAACAATAGTGTTCTATGATACCTATTAAGGTTTTTTAACTTCTTGAATAGACTCTAACTTATCTTCAAATTTTTTTAATAATGAAGAGACTACGTGGGCATCTTTTCCCATAATTGAGGTTTGGTTTATTGCGGCAATTGCAAATTGTAATTCTTGTGGTTCTAATCTAACTTGTACCATAACTATTATTTTAATTGTTATATATACATATAATAAAAAAAAGCACCCCATAGGAGTGCTTAATTTTTATATTAAAATGGTTCTTAAGAATATATATAAATTTCTCCATTATCAGTATTAACGTGCATCATACCATAATATTCACTACTATCACCAAAATCTAAAGGTGTTGATGGAGGTGCTGCTGCAGAGGCAGATACTGAAACAACATATTGTTTAGGTGTTAATGAGGTATCATTCCAATTAACTGTATTTGCCGGATTAACTGCCCATCTATTAGCATTTGCATCAAAATATAATGCTGTTCCTACACCATTACTACCTGATTGAACAATAATACCACCATCTATAGTACCTGTAGACCCACTAGCTAATAAGATAAATTGGTCAGATACATTTAGATTTTCAGTTTCTATTGAAGTAACAGTACCTTGTACAGTTAAATCACCCGCAATACTTGCTGAACCTGCAATATTAACTGTACCAGCAGCGTTTCCTATATTAAGAGTTGTAGCAGCACCACCAAAATTAATTGTTGTAGTATTAGTATTAAATAAAGCGAATGTACTTAAATCAGTGCTTGCATTTAATGAACCACTAATATACACATCATCTCCAAAAACAACATCACTAGTAGAAGCACCTATTTCAGTTTTTGTAATAGCCGATCCGTCCGTATTAATTTTAAATCTGTCAAGAGGAAGATTACTACCACCTTGGATTTCAGCAAAACCATAAGTGGTTTCTAGGTTAGAAGAACCTATTTTAATTTCTCCTGCACCAGGATTATAAGTAAATTTAATACCGGTACCTGTTTGAGTAAATCCTACAGTATTATTAGGAGTTTCTGCTTTTGATAATATAATAGGTAATTCGGTAGATGAACCAGCTACTGCACTTAAATTTATTTCAGTAGCAGTACCTGTTAAATCACCTGTTACATCACCTGTAATTCCACCACTTGCACTTACAATAGATGAAGTAATTTGATTGAGTGTTACATTATCAGTGCTAGCACCAATTGTAATTGTATCAGTACTATCACTTAAAACAGTTATCCCTGCGGATCCAGAAACAAAATTAATAGTACCCCCTTGTCCTACTGTGAATGAATCGTCTTGACCAGCAATAGTAAGTTGGGAAGCTAAATTTGCTGCTATATCTGATGCTATAGAAGCACTAGTTGCAGTAAATGAACCTGATATTCCCGCTGCTGTTAGGCTACGAATTAAAGTAGCATTATTACCTAATGATCCCGATATTCCCGCTGCTGTAAAATTACTACCCCCAATAGATCCATCATCTATTTGGCTTCTTAATGTTCTACCAACATATTGGTAAGTAGTAGCAAATACAAAGTCATTTGTATCATGAGGAGGAGTACCTACCCAAGTAAGAACACCTGTTTTATAATCAAATACAAATTGGTCATCTGTAGCTGCAGTAACGTTGTTTTCATCATTACCATAAGAAATTGCTATCTTATAACCAGGGGTTATAGATTCAGCATTTCTAGAAGAGTGTCCAGGTATTATATATTTAGGAGATACAAAATTAGTTTGTTGGTCCGCTTCTATAATTTGGTCAGAAGTTACATAATCATCATGGGTATCAGGATCATCAGTAGTAAAATAATAAATTTCTCTTGTAGCATCTGCGGCACCCTTTAATTTTTTTCTATAGTGATATTTTACAATTTGCAGATCATCTTCACTTCCCTCTGTATATGTGGAAGGATTTACTAAACTGGCTGAAATTATTAATCCATCTTGACTAGAACCACTATATGGTAGTTGGCTACTCCCCGTAGGGATTAACCCATCATCTGTAAATATTTCATTAGCCCCTAAATCAAATACATCCGTAAATGCTTCTTGAGTTAACGTAAGACCATCAGTAGTAAATCTTCTACCTTGTAATAATCTTTCTGATCTATTGGGTGAGTTATATGCCATGTTTTATAGTTTCTGTATTACGATGTGGATACTGTAAATCCTGTTAATGTAGAAGCGGGAGCTCCTTTATATCTAATTAATACCCAAATTTTAGAGTTTGAAGCGTTAATAGTTTGTCCTATAGAGTTATTTAATCCTAAAGTTAATGTTCCTGATGAATTTGTAAATGATGAAAAATCACCTATAACATCTACGTTATCAGTGAAGGGGTTATTGTTTCCAGTTGATTGTGCATTTAAACTACCTCCATAAGTACCATTACCTTTAACAGCATCAAATATATCAGAGTTTTGTGCTTGGAAAATAACACCGATTGAAATTTTGTTATTAGTAGTAGTATCCCAAGTAACAAAATCACCGCTGCTATCTGGGGCAAAGTTTAATGTTAGAGTACTTTTATTACTACTTGCTCCAGTGTCAACTTCTCTTAAGAACCACTTGTAATGGGCCTGGTTAAAATTATCTGTAGGGTACCAATAACCGGCACCTGCACTACTTACATCAGTACCATTATGTTCTGGGTTAACGAGGAAACCAGGTTTAACTTGTAAGTCACCACCATCTCCTAATGTTAATCTTGAACTGGAATTAAACGCTGTTGTTAAAGTAGTTGAATCACTAATAGTTCTTCTATAAACTTCACCTTTAAAAGTTTCGCTAGTAGCTGTAGCACCACCAGCACCACCATCATCTGAAATAAAGTATGCTAAAGAACCACTAGCTAAAGGTTGATCAAATGCTCCTGCTGTGTGGTAATTTATATTACTAGCATCAGTTTCAGCATTATTAGCAAAGTCTTTTATAGTAGCTGTGTATGTGAAAGTAGTATCCTGACTACCTGGGAAAGCCCCTTCACCCATATTAGTTTCATTATCATCACTAGCACCAAAAGTATATTGTTCAGCTAATCTAACTGTATCATCTATACCTGGGTTATCATTAATTGATCTTACTGCCTCTCCATTATAAATTGTATTAGCAGTACCAACGTCACCATCAGATTGAATAGTAGCGGTTTGGGTAGTATCACCAGCAAACGTTAAACTAGTACTGCTAACAGCCGCACTACCTATAGTAGCGTTAGCTCTATATAAAGGTTTGAATACATTACTCGCGGTAACTTCAGTTGTATAAGTAGCTGCATTTAAATATGGGGCTCCTGATAAACTTCTAGAAGTAAAACTTGAAGAAGCAAATTTAGTTACAAAGGTAGCAGCAGTATCCGTTATATCACTAATTTGTAGTGGGGACTGGAATATAGATGTATTTACATTAGTTTGTGATCCAGGGCTTTGTAAACTACCAAAAATAACTTCAGCTTCTGTTTGGGTACTACCTGTGGCTACACCTGCTAATATACCTTGGTATTTATAGTATCCACTTGAGGAAATATCTGTGAAATCTTCACCAGAAGCTTTATGTCTTAAAGATGTTTGTAAAGGTATGTTAGCACCATTAGCTTTTTTAAACTGGGGTGGAATAACTGTTGGGTTACCCGTTGCTATTGTTTCTAAATCAATAGTATTACTAGGTCCTCCCTGTATTACTACACCAGCGTTTCCTGGGGTTAATGTAAATTCAAATCTAGATTGAGTATTAAATGTATTACTAGTAGGACTCGGATCATTTTCACTTTGTGTATCACTAAAACTTTGAGTTACTTTAGCAAATACAGTAAAGTTATTACTATTAGATCCAGCATCAAATTCAGTATCAGCAACACCACCCCCTAATAAATCTATTCTAACCCCATAATTAGCGGTTGTAACTTCTGTGCGTCTATTTGAACTAGCTACTTCACTAAACATACTTGTACCCGCACCCCCATTAAATCCTTTTAAATTTAAGTAAGCGGCATTTTCTTCAGTAAACCCTACAGGAAGGAATACATTATCAAAAGTACTACTATCACTAGGTAGTGACTCAGCTTCACTATTATATCCCGTATATTTAGTAGCTAAAGCAGTAGGAGAAGCAACTAAATCACTATTAGAAGAACTAATAAGTCCTGCAAATGTCCTTAAAATTTCTGCTACATCAGTATTAGCATCATAGTTGTTAAATATAGATCCTGCTAAATTAGATTGCCAGGCTAAATTATTTGGGTGGCCAACATTATGATTACTAAAATATGCAGATTGGCTAACAATTAGGGCATAATTTGTATTTGTAGAAGAGGCTCCTCTTATTTCAGTAGGGGCTGTATCCGGAGAGGATTGTAAAACAGATCCTGTTATGTAGATACTTTTTTCATTGCCATCCCCGGTATTAGCAAAATCCCCTTGGTCTACAAATACTCCACTACCACCACCCGCAGCTGAAGATGTAAATGATAAATGACCTGTTGTAGTATTAATTACTACTATTTTATCTGAGCCTGCAGTACTTTCGGGAAGGCCACTAGCAGTTATGTTTCTGACTTCAATTGCTGAGCCTGAGACTAATACTTTTTTCCAATTTGCCATTTATCTTAATCGTTTATAGTTTGTAAAATATTTTGAAGCTTAAAAGCTATATCGTATACAACTTGTATATCACGTCCTTTAAAATCACTATTTGCTATTAAATTTAACATATATCGTGCTTCTTCTATTTCAAATATTTGATCTGTTGTTTTTTCTTTAACCTTTGGTGAAGGTGGAATATCCTGGAAGTGATCGTTTTGAGTAAATTTTAGTTTATTTTTTATTTCTTTAAATGTAGACATAACTAGGAGTTTTATTCTATAATACATATCAAACTCCTACATAGAACTCATTATTTTTTATTAAAAATCCTCCTTCAGGAACTACATCAGGAAAGCTATCAAAGTTTTTTAAAGATAAAATTCCGTTATTATTTACTGTAAGTTGGGCTTCATTATTTTTTTTAATTATAAAAATATCTTCAGTTTTAGTATTTCCTATATCAACTGTTAAATAAGCATTATTAATTTGGACGTTTCTGTTGTTTCCATTAACTAAAAGTTCAGATGTTGTTGTCCAATCATCATCTTGCCCTACATTAGTATTATTAATAGTTGTTTTAGTAATACTGCCCCCACCTCCACCTGTGGATTTTACAGATTGGAGTTTCTTTCCAGGTTCATCAATAATTGTTGTAGACTGGTTTAAAATAATTTGAGCTTTACTAAAATATCTAGTGTTTTGTTCTTTTAGTTTTTTCTGAACATTATCAGGAACAATATACCCTTGAAGTTTTAAACTAAAATTAGCTCTAACTATTCTTCCATCATCATTTGATAATTCATTAATATTATTAAATGAATCTATCATAGCCATAAATTTAAATTTTTCGGGATCCCCCCAATATGAATCAGAAGCATAGTTTACTGCTTCAATGATTTTATTAAGTTGGGAAATATAATCTGTCCATATAATACCATTATATGTTAAATTAATGTAATCAGGTACTACCGTAGCTGTAAATTCTTTTTTAGGGATTCTATTATTTAATAATGTAAACCTATCATATGAATTTTTTCTAGTATATTTTTCTTGGTGGGTAATATATAATTGGGGAGAATTAGCATCTAATTTGTTTCCTAAATCTCTACGTTTTTCAATACTTTCCCTTTTAAGCATAACAAGGGGTGTTTGAATTTTACCATTTTTATCTCTATAAAATCCATCTTTTTGAGCTAATTTCCATCTTTCTCCTGAACCGTAAATAACGGGTACATCTATTAAATCCCCATTTGATAAAACTGAGGGTTTTATAATGTTTTCAAAATAATAAAATATAGACTCATCTATAGATTCTAATCCTAAATTAAAGTTATAATTAGTTTTTGAATCGTTTTTACTAACTATGTTGCCTCTATTTTGGTTAGGTCTAATGTCTGGCCCCAAAGCAAGTGCTGGGATTTCAGGTGATCCCCCTTGGTCTATTGCATTATCAACTATAGCTTGTTGAGATAATTGATATTGTCTATTAACTTTAGGCTTCTTTGTTATTCTATTATTCATTAGCTATATAGTTGATTCCTAGGATTAGCAATAGTTTGTTCAGTTTTAACTGTAGATGGGTATATTCCTGATTTTAATGGAACTGTTTTAAGTTGTTCTGTTCTTACTTTAGAAGATTTACATATAATAGATAATGAAACACCAAAATTATCTGTGTCTTTATTCATTGAGTAATCTGGATTTTTGCCTGAAAAGAATTGGTTTTCTATAATATTATTAAATTCAAAATAATCATTATTAAATAATACTATATCACCAATTTCAGGTACTAAATTTTTTTCTACTAAAGTTGCTCTTAAAAAAGCAAATGTCATTTGTTGAGTAGAGTCAGGACCAAAATCAGTTTCATTCCATGTTTGGTCTTCTCTAGTAATTAAAGAAGGAATCAACATAGGTTCATAATATACTTTATTTTCTGATTCACCATATATATTAGAATCAGAATCTTGTAATACAAATTTATAAAAGCCTATTTCAGTCTGAATAATATCATTAATCAGTTCTTTATTCATTGTTCTGAATAGGGATATATCTCTATTTCCTCCAAATAATGGCATTATAATTTAGTTAAAGATTCGGGTTTAAACACTACATGGCGTAAACCTGGGATTCTCTTGTTAGGGTCTCCTTTATCACTTTGTAACATAGTGGTTTTAAAAAATTCTAAATCTTGTTTAGGATCTTGACCTGCTACAAATTTAATTGTTGCTGTGTGAACTTCTTTACCATCAGTTCTACTGCGGTTTTTAGCTTCACGTTCATCTGAAGTATTACTCCTTACAATAGTAATACGTCTAATAGCTCTCATTCCATCAAATACATCTGTAATATTAGCATCTTTATCAGATACTATTATGATATCTACTGAATATATGTTAAGGGCTTCAGCTAATATGTTTTTTAGTTTAATCATTAGTAGATATATATTGGATAAGGAACTTTTGTAAAAGTATCTTGTGCATTTTGTGCTATTTGGGCATCTCTTTCCATATACTTAACTCTTGATGATTCTTCAAGCATTGCTTTTAATTCATCAATAAGTGCAGTTTTTTCATTAGCTGCTTCACTCCTTAATTCCCCGGCATTGGTGGTAATTTCAGAACCTGGAATAGGAACTGATGAATATTTACCTCTAATACTAGAAAGCATTTCTTTAGAAAGGGCTAGTGTATACCTAAATATCCATTGTCTTCCTGGGGTATTAATAGTAGTATAACTTATATTGGAATATGGTACATTAGATATATTAGTAACTAATCCTTTACTAGTATTTCTTACAGGATTATTTCTGTCTTCTTTAACAACATAATCGAAATATAAAGTTTCATTCCTATTAGGTATAGGAAATAGCTTTAATTTACTATTACTAATTAATTCAAAACTATATGCTGATTTACGAATTTGATCATTTAATTCGATTGCTTGTACTTTTAAAACATCATAATAAGTAGGCATTAACATAAAGTTTACACCAGGAGAGTAATTACCAAACCCAAATGTTTCCATTAAAGATTGAATACCTGTGCCTGTACCAGCATAAGGATCAAAATATCTTGAAATAGCTGGTGGGGCATAGTGGTATATTTTTTTAATTTCTATGGGGTTACCCGACTCACTTATATTTGTCCATAGATCTGTGAGTGAATATTCTTGTTGACCCTGTGATATGCTTATATTGCCTTTTTTATACTCTATACTTCCACCCGTTCCTGCTTCAGTTCCATATTGTTCAGCAATAGCAATTGTATTACCTAAATTAGGTTGGATATATTGGTCATTTAAATTACTACCTGTAGTGGATCCTTCAAGGGATCCCATGTTTTCAATTATTTTATATTGATAAACATATTGTGCATATGTAGTTACAGCCTCTTCAAACGCTGTGAAGAAATTAACCGCTTGTAGTTCGATATCTACTATGGGGTATCCTAACCTTTGTGCGCACCATGTTGCTACTTGGTCAGCAGAAGATGTAAAATCTGTATCAGTATCGTAAAACCCAAAAGGTGTTGGGTTTGTTGTATTAGAAAATGAAGCAGAGCCAGGCCAGATAGTAATAGATGCCATAAATATTAGTATTTGGTTATAAATATAAAAAGATACAATTAACTGTAATCTTTTAATAACTCAAATATTGAATCTAAAGCTTCGTGTCTGTGGTTTTCTTTAAGTATGGTTTTATTTACAAAATCTGATCCTTGAACTTTAGCTACCTCATGTATAGCTGAATCGTTTTTAAATTTTAAATCAATTTGTTGGCTGTCACCAGTGAATATCATTGTTGAACCTTTACCTAAACGAGATAAACACATACTTAATTGTTGTTTGGATAAATTTTGGAATTCATCAATAATACACACAGCATTTTCAAATGTTCTTCCCCTAAAATGAGTAAGTGATACTAATTCAATATCTTCATTACTTTCCATTTTACTTAAAATATCAGGTTTATTATATACTTTACGCATATTTGAACGAATGGGGATTAACCAAGGTTCTAATTTTTCTTCTAATGAACCCGGTAAAAAACCATTATCTTCATTAGATACAGTAGGACGTGTAATAACAATTTTATTTACGTTTCGTTTAAAAAACATATCTAATGCTACTTGCACTGCTAATAAAGTTTTTCCACTACCAGCTTTCCCAATAATAAAGTTAAAAGGATGTTGAAGAATTTGGTCTTTAGCTAATTTTTGCTCTTCTGAAAGAGAAATAGAAAACCTAACTGCCCCTTTAGGTGGGGTTTTTTCAATATTTGTTTTAGCCATGCTAATTAGTTTTTAAAACGTTTGTCTATTATACATATAAAAAAAAGCCGCTTTCGCGGCTTTTTAAATTAAATTTAAACAAATATTATCCTTGTGATACACAAAGTAATGCAAATCCACTACCTGTAATGTCGCCTAGATTAGCTCCTGCTGAACCTGTAATGAATAGATTTCCAGCTACTGCTGGGTCTGAAGTAGGGAGTGTATTTTCTCCTGGGGATAAAAGTTGCACACTATCAATCAGGTTTTTAAAAGCGGAATTTGTTTGCTTGTTGGTTACATGTTTTGATGTTAACATCTTTTTAGATAATTCAGCCATAATATTTAATTTTTAGGGGTTAAGTTTTATACAATCATACATATAAAAAAGGGCCGCTTTCGCGGCCCTTTCTTATTATTATAATAATAACTCTATTATACTAAGTTAAGATCAGCACAGAGGACTTTTCCGTAGAAATCTGGGCGAACCATTTTCTTTGCGTAACGAGTCATGATTCCTTTACGCGGAGTAAAGGAAACTGGATCGTACACAAGTGGTGTCATAATTAATGGAATATAAGGAGCGAATACAGCACCTGTTTCGAGGAACTGGTTTCCTTTGTAACCCATCAAAATCACGTTTTCTGTCATGTAAGGATTCTTATAAACAGTGTAGCGTGAGTTAATAGCACCTATCTTCTGTACACCCATAGCGTACTTGTTAGAGTCACCAGGTGAGTCAGCAGCGAATCCAGGAATTGATTCCAAGATTGTACTTACCGTTGGAGAAACAACCATAAAGTTGGCACCTCCACGGAGAGTCTTTTGGTGAATTTTATTACTAACAGACTGGAGCTTAATGCCTAAAGTTTGGAACCAAGACATTTTAGTGTAGTATTCGTTCTCAGCAGCTTGAGTAAAGGCACCAGCTGAATTTACTTCACGACCAACTTTAGCACTCCATCTTTCAGTAGTATCGGCATTTCTAATCAACATATCAAGGATTTCGAGATCGATTTCCATTGAGATGTACTCAGAAAGAATAGACGTTAATTCCGCTTCAGCATCAATGCTGTGGTAAGCATTCAAGTCTTGAGCGAATTCTGGTGTCCATTGAGCCTTTAATTTACGTGTTTTCGCTGTAACAGTATCACTGTTCAGTTTAACATCAATTGAAGGGATATCAAGGCCAGAAACACCGTCAGTAGCACCATTTTGGTCTTCAAAATCGCCTCTATCATTGAGGTTATCTGGACCCTTCTGGTAAGTAACAGTGACATCACCTAAAGTAGTATCTGCAGCAGTTTGTTCTACTACAAATTCAATTTGACCACCATTTATTCTAGTAAATTGTGGGAATGTATTAGCAGCAGGTAAGTTACTAGCAGCAGTTACTTTAAATGCTCTTACACCTTCAGGATCAAAATCAACTAACGAAGCAGTTGGGAAAGATAACGTTACTACTTTTTTACCACCAATAGCACCAAAGTCTCCTACTTTAGAAGCAGAGAATTCAGTATCTAAGTTTAAAATACCTGTAAAATCAGCAGAGGCTGTGGTAGCAGCAGTTGTGCTAGCGGCACCAGCTTGTTGAGGTAATACTGAAGAAGTTTCATTGATTGAGTAACCAAATCTACCTGCTCCATATAAACCTTTAGTGATGTCAGTAGTTTCTACACCTTCTGTGCTATTTCTACCATACAATGAATCACCAGCCGTAAAGCC